TGTATCTTTTGGAATAAAATTCTTAACTAATGTATATTTCTGTTTTTGGAATGTCTTCACATATTCATTCATATTTACCTCTTTTTGTTCTTGACAAGTGTTATAGTGGCGGTGTCCTGTTTGATAATGATATTAGCTGCTAGTGCAATCTGTTAGACTTCTTTCTTTTGATAATCTCTGCAACATCTTCTTTAGTGAGTTCACCCTCAGGGTCTTCTTCATCATCGTATTCTTCCTCATCTGATGCATCTCTTAGATTTTGGCTAAGAGTGTTATCTTTCAACATTTTCATTTGAGTAGTATTAATAACATTGTGGTAGTATTCCTTCAAATCATCCTTAGGCTCAACAATAGTAAGTATGTCACCCGAAAGAACGGTTGCAATGTTATCTTTAATCAATTCAATAGGTAACCAAGGTAACATCATCATAACAGTACCTTGAGATGTTCTCTTAAAGATAAGATGCATTGGATTATCCAACACAACAACATTAGTGTTTGTATTGCCTGAGTAACCAGCAATAATGTCCTCACCGCTTTGTAAACGGACTATGCGGACACCTTCGAATAGATTATTCATCTTTGAGTTCGATATTATAGAATTTGTATTTAAATTTTTCGTCATCATATATTCTAACACGATCCACAAAATGTTTCAAGGTGTAATTGGTATATTTGCCTATTCTAAAGTCATCTGATATATCAAATAAGACTGCCTCATCTTTGTTATCTCCGATTCTTAATCCTCGACCAATAGATTGAAGATTGCGAATTCTGGACTTGCTTGGGGAGGCAAATATAATATTATGCAAGTTGCGGATATTAACGCCAGTAGAGAAAGTACCATATGAAGCAACAATGATAGCATCTCTTTCCTTCTCAGTAATTGCCCTAACTGATTCCCGAATCTCAACATCGGTGCCACCAAATACAAAAAACACATGTCTATTCTTAGCATGTTCTTTAATGTTTGCATATAAATCTTTACCATGTTTTTCCACAAATTGAAATAGAATGAGAGTGTTACCATTAAGAGATAGTGCAAGATTTTTAATGAAATTATTTCTTGCAGTATTCATAACTATGTATTCTAGTTCTTGGTTATAGTCCCAAGACCTTGCCATCTTACACACACTCTCTGGATGTTTAAGTATAAGGCATTTAATTTTAAATGATGCGAGTTGACCTTTATCAATCAAATCAGCAGTAGATGTTGCTTTGTAAACAGGACCAAACAAACCCTCTAATACAAGTTTATGTGTTTGAGTACCATCTAAAGTACCTGTTGTTCCTATTCTATATTTAGCATTCACACAACCTGAAAGAATAGTAGTAAGAGACTTTGCTTTAAATTGATGTGCCTCATCACCAAGAACAAAATCAAATTGTTCAAAGTATTCACCAGGATTTTTGTAGATTGATTGCCAAGTAGTAATGGTAAGAAACTTATTTGTATGTTTATCTTTACCAGAATATTGACGGTGACAGTATTGCTCTGAATCGTAACCATAATCTTCAAAGTCTTTATACATTTGCTCGACTAATGAAGTTGTGGGTACAATTAACAAACCTCTTCCATTTTCTATTTGCAAATAGCGAATGATACAATACAATACAAGAGATTTGCCTGATGCCGTTGGTGATAACAACAACATTCTTTTATTTCTAATTGCCTGTACAAAAGACTTTAACTGATAGTCTCTAATCTCATGTGGCAATTTAAGTGTGTCAACAAATTCTTTTGCTTCAACTAATGAAAAGTTTTGTGTGACTGATACATCAGAATCAATCTCTAATGTATAATCTCTTTCCTTACAAAAAATTTCAATGTAAGGAACAAGACCATGATAGATGGTAAAACTTCTTAGGTCTGCTAACCTAATTTTACCATCCCAAATTCTAGATTTATATGCAGGTGTGAATTGATGACCTGGAACAAAAAAGGTAAAGTAATCCGACAACTCTTGTGCAATACCTCTATCACACTCAAATTGAATATATGCTTCATTCTTTTTATGTAGAATTAAATCAGACACCTTGTATGAATCTTTCCCATGCTATAAAATCACGAAGTTGAAATGTCCGTGAATTCAATTCTTTTAATATACTCTGACACACATCAACAATTTCATCGTGCATCATTTTGCTTGCAAGATGTTTATTGATATCGTCATCACTCTCTAAGTATGTAGTGAGTTCAGATTTCAACACATATGGAAATGGTTCCCAATTATACTGTTTTAATTGGTCATCATCCAATTTACCTGTATAGTATTCCCATTTCAATCGTTTCATTTTGTTATACTTGAACTCAGATTCTTTAGACAACAGCCGATGCCTTGAAAGTATATTCAAGTATTTGCTATGTAGTTTTGGAATGTTGATTAGCTCTTTGCCTGGTTCTGTTCTGTCTATCTCAGAATCGGCACGCCACATCTCAAGTAAATCATCAAGTTGTTTCATGGTAAAATGCCTCCTTTATTCATTGGAGGATACACTAAAAGGGAATGTTTGTCAAGCCTTTTAAAATAATTTTTCTATATCGTAGTAACTGTACCTAAATGTGGCATCGGCACTCATTGCCGTATCAGGCGAATCATTTGCACCCATAATATAGGTAGATAATGATGTTGGGAAACAATCATAAAGTTTGTACTTGAAATAAGGTTTATTTGATGAAGACAATATTGTGATTGAAACATCAGAGTATTGCGGTTTTCTTGTTGTGGCTAATGTAGCATTCGCTTGTCTGCTAAGATTACCAAGATTTACATACTCAGAGAATTCTTTAGGGAAGGTCATTGCACGAATCCAATCGTGTATTTCTATCCAACCTTTTAACTCTTCATCAATTAAAAAGGTAATATTAAGTAAATCATAAATTGCTTTCTCACCTGGAACATACACATCAACGAATGGTGTATTTTGTGGAATTTCAGACAATGAAATACCAGGAACACTTACTGACTGGCAGAAGTATTGTATACTAGGTGCCCGAGAAAAGTTTATGATAAACTTATTCGGTTGTAGAAAGTTTGGATTGTTTGGGTTTCTGTTAGTGGCTGTCATATGTGTATTTATGCACCAAAAAAAGAGACCTCTTTTTTAAGGAGGTCTCTTTAAAGTGTCACTCTTAACGGTGACTTTTAGATTACATTATGTTTGCAATCTTGAACGCACGGTAGTAGTTGTTAGACAAACCAGTTAATGCGCCAGCGCCTTTTGAAGTGCCTTCTGCGAATGGGTTCGCAACAATGCCGTAGCGAGTCTTGAAACCAATCTTTGGTTGGAATGTACCAGTGTCAACTGCACGAACCATTTGCAAAGGAACATATGGGCAGTAGAAAATACCAGCGTCATATGCATTAGAACCTTTGTAACCAACAACTGCGAACTCGGAAGTTGCGTTTGTAGTTGCATATGGGTCAATGTACACTTTGATACGACCAAACATTGTACCAGCAAATGTATTGCCAGTATCGTCAACTGTTAAGTTAACTTGTGATTGGAGTGCAGAGTTGTAGTCTAACAAACCAGCCATCGCAAATGCAGATGCAACATCTGAAGAAACGATGATGATGTTACCTTTACCTCTACGAGTTGTTTTAGCAATCGTATTGGCTTCTCTTTCGATTTGGAATGCCAAACCTTTAACTTTTTCTACCATCCAACGACCGTTAGAATCTGTATCTAAGTCGAATGTACCGGCAGTAGTTGTACCTACTTGAGCACCAGTCTTAGCAACAGAGTAGATTGTACGAACAACTTCACGGTTGATTTCAGCAAGAATTTCAGCAGACAAGATGTTTGCTAATTCTGTTTCTGCATCTAAACCATGAACTGCTTTCAAGTCTTGAGCAAGTTCGATTGAGTATTCTGCCTTCAAAGCACGGGTCTTTGCAGTAACAGTAACTTTCTCAATAGAGAATGCCATTTCTTGGAAAGTGTTAGAACCATCACCTAATGCTTCTGCGAGAGCAGTAGACATACCGGCAACGCCTGCACCGTTTGCAACGAATGTGTTAGCAGCAGCTGCACCAACAGTCAACGCAGTTTGAGCGGTACCGAGACCGGAGAAACCTGTGTTAGCTTCGTTGTAGAAAGCTTCTGTACCTAATGCAGATGAGTAAGTAGAGCGCATTGCAAAGATAAGTCCTGTAGGACCTGTCATTGGTTGCACACCGCAAACATCATAAGCGATTAAGTTAGGTAGTGAACGGCGAACCAAACTGATTAAGATTGGATCAAAACCGGCAACTGGACCTGATGCAGTAGCACCAGATGAGAAGCCTGTTGCACCACCTGAACCCAAACCAGCAGATGCTGAATTGGTTGGAACTGCTTCGTTCAAATAACCGCCGTTTGCTTTCATCATTTCTTGAGCTTGATTCTCAAGAATAACTGCTGTAACAGCTTTACGATACGGGTCTTTGATTGGGGCTAGGTCTGGATGATCCAGGACACCTTCCCATTTTTTCTGTAGATTTTCGGACAAATACATGTGTTATCTCCTTGGGGTTTACTAATTAAATTTTTGTTTTAGAAATGGCTTGAGATACAGCAGCAACGAATGGGTCATTAATGACTTTCTTTGCCTCTTCTTCTTCAAACTCTTCGTGCAGTTGTGCTTCTGTTGCTTTCTTGGCATTAGAAGGGAAATAGTTCTCACGGATTGTTTCAAGTTTTTGTTTGTATTCGTCCTCTGTGGAGAATTCTACACTCTCTGCGAGTGATTTGATTTTTTCAACTTGAGTGTCGGTAAGACCTTCACATACTTCACGGGTCATTTCTACTTTGCGTGACTCAACTAAAGATTTCTTTAAGTCTACTGCACGCTCGATTTCTTCATTGAGTTTGCTTTCGAGTTCTTCAACTTTACCAGCAAGTTCGTCAACGAGGTCGACTTTTTCTGCAGGAACATCAATATAGTGTTCTGCAAATAGGTTACGCATACCAGCAATAAAGTCTTCTGTCAATTCTGAGCGGAGACCAGATTCGATAGCGATTTCATTGTCTTTCATCCATTGTTCAACAACATATGAAAGGTAGTCATCTACTTTTTCGGTAAGGTCAGCACGAATAGACTCAACTGCTTCTTCAAGCATGCCAGCATATTTTGCTTCTGTTTCTTCTTCAATTTGTAATACACGGTCAGCGACACGAGCTTCAAAAATTGTAGAAACTTTAGATTTGAATTCTTCTGAGATGGTAGAATCGTCAGCAAAGAGAGCGTCAATATCTTCTTTCATTTTTTCTTTCATCTTCATTTTTTTCATCATTGCTTTGTCTTCAGTTTCGTCATCGTGCATTTTTTCAGCAATGATTTCGTCTTCGACTTCTGTATCTTCCATCTTAGATGAAGCATCTGATGGCTTTGTTGTTGGTGCGACTGCCTTTCCTTTGACTGCTTTAGCGGCGTCAATCTTTGCAGAATCATCCATTGGTTTGGAATTCTGATTAGTTGGACCGCCTAAGTCAACGACTTCGGCTTCGGCTTTTTGGCTTGGCATGCCCGTTGCTGATTTCTTGCTTCCTGCAAGAATGTCTGCTGCGGCTTCCATTAGTTTATTTGTTGCCATTAGGATTCTCCTTATGATTTCTTATTTATAAAATTAAAGTTTTCTGAGGTAATTTTCAAACAATTTGAGTGCAACTTCTTCTATTTGTTTAGAAGATGCTCTCTGTATTTGTCTTTTTGCGTTGTCAAAGTCTGCTTCAACGAAGTGTCCTTCAACAAACATCCATTCTTTATTTTCCATGATGCCGTTGACAAAGGCACCTGGAGCAGAAGGATCCGCTACAATGTCTGCCGCTGTTGCAAGTCTCAAATCATCTTGTACAAGGTTGTAACCTTCTTTAGTGGTAACAACAGAACCGAGAGCTCTAGAAGAGACTCCGATACTTACTTCATTATCGATAAAGTTC